TCAAACATTTGGAGTATGATGCTTCTGCTGATAAGGAAGATCCCTTCACACAGAATGTTTCTTCTACTACAGAGGCAACTTCTTCTGAAGAAATTCCATTCTAAGGAGTGAGCAATGCCTAACATTGAAACACTCGTTGAAGATATCTATGGTGTCATCGAAGGAAAGGGTGGGTGGGATAAGACAATCACAGATTATCTAGCAAAGAATATTTCTCAAATAGCTGAATCAAGATTCAAGGAACCTCAGAAACCCAGAGGGTATTTAAGTTTATCCTCTGTGGGTTCACCCTGTAAAAGAAAGACTTGGTATAGAATAAATAAAACAGAGGAAGCTGCACCGCTAAAACCTCAACTACTTGGTCTTTTCTTTTACGGGGATCTTTTAGAAGCCCTAGTTCTTTCACTCGCTAAAGCTGCAGGACATGATGTCCAAGGTGAACAGGACAGACTATCAGTTAATGGTATCAGGGGTCACAGAGATGCGGTCATTGATGGTATAACTGTTGATGTAAAGTCTACATCACGTTATGGAATGAAGAAGTTCAAAACAAATTCATTACGTGATGATGATCCGTATGGTTATATAAGTCAGCTTAGTTCATATGTTTATGCAGGTAAGAATGATCCACTAGTTACTGATAAAAATCGTGGTGCTTTTCTTGTCGTACAAAAGGACAGTTTTGAATTACACTTAGATATGTACGACTTTAATAAAGAACTTACTACTAAAGAAAAAGAAATAAACGAAGTAAAAGATCTAGTCGTGGGTAAAATACCAGACCAGAGATTAGAAGTTGTACCTCAGTCAGAAGGATCTAAGAATACTAAACTATCCTATGCATGTAGTTCATGCGAATATCGTAAGATATGTTGGCCTGAAGCTCGTGTATTTAAATACTCATACGGTAAAGAGTATCTAATTGACGTAGTTAAAAAGCCCAGAGTAGAGGAGCTTATAGATTGAGTAGACGTGCCAAACAGAAAGGAAGATTAGGCCAACAGGAGATAAGAGATGCTTTACTTGAGTCGTTTCCTGAACTAGAACCAGATGATGTAAAGTCTACAGTTATGGGTGAAACTGGTGCAGATATCCAGTTATCCCCTGCTGCTAGAAAATACATACCTATTTCTATAGAAGTAAAAAGAAGAAAGTCTGCACTCAAGACCGTGTATGATTGGATAAAGCAATGTACTAACCATGACAAAGGTGACCCTGTAGTTTTTTACAGATCAGATAGACATCAATGGTTAGTAATATCAGAACTACCACACTACCTTAAACTGATAAGGAGTTTAAAAGAAGATGGCAAACAGTGACGTAGTACAAATGAAACAGGTTAAAATCTGGGATGTCCTATCAGGCCCATACCCATGTGATCTACCTGATGAACAAGACGTACACTACAATGTATGCAAAGTTGAAATAGAAGGAAAGGTAATACAAATGGAATACTTTTTTGATAGCTTTAATGATGCGTATGAAATGGTAAAATATTTTCAGTCTAACATCGAACCTCTTGAGTTAGAGATTGATGATCGTGATTGACTTTGAGTTTTACTTGAGTATAACTAAGGACTTTAGTTGTGGAATATGAAGTAATAATAAAATTAAAAATAGATCCAGATTCTTATATCTTTGAACTAGGAAAAGATAATACATCAGGTGATGTAAAAGAACTCATGGAGAATGTTTTGTATGACATAGAAGATGTAGAAATAGTTGAGTGTGAGGTAATAAGACAATGATAACGAAAGAAGATATAGAACATTTTAAATACTGGAACGAACCGAATATGGAAATGACTTGGTATCAAGCTCGTGCTGCTGAAACAGCAGTATATAAAGATGCACATCAGGTAATTTATCCTGCACTTGGCCTGGCTGCAGAAGCAGGTGAAGTAGCTAATAAAGTTAAAAAGATATTACGTGACGGAAACTTTGACAGGGATGCTATTGCAGATGAGGTTGGAGATTGTCTATGGTACATAGCTGCACTATGTCGTGATCTAAATGTAGAGATGGCTGATATAGCACAGAAGAATTTAGACAAACTACAAGACAGAAAGAAACGTGGTAAGATACAAGGAAGTGGGGATAAAAGATGAGTGAGATATTTACAGCAATGTTTATACTTGCATCAATAATTGCAGGTGCAATTTGGGTAGTCACGAGGAGATATGATAAATGAATAACCTACTTCCAACAGACTATCAGTCTTTTATACACACCTCACGTTATGCACGTTGGCTAGAAGATGAAGGCAGAAGAGAGTCATGGACTGAAACAGTAGGTAGATATGTATCTAATGTTGTCCATACAAATGTAGATGAAGAAACAACAAATAAAATAGAACAAGCCATACTTGCATTAGAAGTAATGCCAAGCATGAGAGCAATGATGACTGCTGGCCCTGCTGCTGACAGAGATAATACTTGCATGTATAATTGTTCTTACTTACCTGTCGATGATCCCAAGTCTTTCGATGAAGCTATGTTTATATTACTATGTGGTACTGGTGTAGGTTTTTCTGTAGAACGTCAGTTTATACAGCAACTACCAGAAGTTCCAGAACTGTATGATAGTGATACTATTATTGCAGTAAAAGATAGTAAGGAAGGTTGGGCAAAAGCATTACGACAAGTAATAGCATTACTATACAGTGGTGAGATACCTAAGTGGGATATATCGAAAGTCAGACCTGCAGGTTCTCGACTTAAAACATTTGGTGGTAGAGCTAGTGGCCCTGCCCCTCTGGTAGACTTGTTTAACTTTGTTATAAAGATTTTTAAAGACTCACAAGGACGTAAGCTATCATCAATAGAGTGCCACGATATAATGTGTAAGATTGGTGAAGTAGTTGTAGTGGGTGGTGTTAGACGTAGTGCTATGATCTCTTTATCTAACCTGAGTGATGATCGTATGCGACATGCTAAGTCAGGACAGTGGTGGGAGAACGAACCACAACGTGCATTGTCTAATAACTCTGTGTCTTATACAGAGAAACCAGATGCCATATCTTTTATGAGAGAATGGATGGCACTAGTAGAATCAGGGAGTGGTGAACGTGGTATATTCAATCGTGAAGCAAGTAAGAAACAAGCTGCAAAGTATGGAAGACGTGACCCTAACTACGAGTTTGGTACTAACCCCTGCTCGGAAATTATTTTACGCCCTTACCAATTTTGTAACCTCACTGAGGTTGTCGTTAGAGCTACAGATTCTTATGACGATCTGGCACGTAAAGTTAAGTTGGCAACAATTCTTGGAACTATTCAGTCTACCTTTACTAAGTTCCCATATCTGCGAAAAGTGTGGCAACGAAATACCGAAGAAGAACGACTGTTGGGTGTGTCGCTCACTGGAATAATGGATAATCCATTAATGACTACAAAGAATAAAGGATTGGAGAAGACTCTTGAACATTTACGAGAAATTGCTGTTAATACTAATCTTGAGTATGCTAATCGGCTTGGCATTCCACAAAGTACATCTATCACCTGTGTCAAGCCCAGTGGAACAGTTAGCCAACTTGTTGACAGTGCCTCTGGAATACATGCAAGACACAGTAGGTACTACATAAGAACAGTAAGAGGTGATAACAAAGATCCTCTTACACAGTTTATGATAGATCAGGGAATACCTAGTGAACCTTGTTTTATGAAAGGAGATACTACAACTGTATTTAGTTTTCCAATCAAATCACCAAGAGGTTCAGTAGTTACTGCAGATCAAACTGCTATTGAACAGTTAGAGATGTGGTTAATCTATCAACGTAATTGGTGTGAACACAAACCAAGTGTGACTATCAATGTTAAAAAGGATGAATGGTTTGAAGTCGGAGCGTTTGTGTATGAGCACTTCGATGAAATGTCAGGTGTATCTTTCTTACCATATAACGAGCATACGTACCAACAAGCACCATATCAAGAGGTTGACAAGCAGACTTATAATAGTTTACTATTAACCATGCCAAAGAGTATTGATTGGTCTAAACTCTCGGACTATGAGAAAGAAGATGGTACTAGTTCTAGTCAGCAGTTTGCTTGTACTGGTGACGTTTGTGAAATTGTAGATATAACTTAGGAGTATATAATGCTACAACCAATTAAAGGATCATACTACAGGAAGTTTCAACCTAAATCATATAAGGAGAATGACAGTAAGGCTAAAACAGTAATAACAAATTACCTAGAAGGTATTGGACATACTATCCTTGATACAGAAGAAGACTTTTCTTTTGACATAAAGAGTGAGAAAAATGGTGGTATGTATTACTCTGAAGTAGAGATGAAGAACCAATGGATAGGTGATTGGAATCCTAAATGGAAAGAGATACGTATACCGTATAGAAAGTATCGACTTATAAATAAATATAAAAAAGTAGAAGCTGACAATACATACTGTAACTTTTATGTAATACGTCAGGACTGCAAACAAGCATGGAGAATCAAAGACTACCAACTTACTGAAGAGTGTGCAAAGGAGATATGGTTAGCTAATGCTAGACGAAAAGAATACTTCTTTCATATTCCTTACACTGAAGCGGAGCTAGTTACACTATGAAGTACGACCCTGTTAATAAACCTGCCCACTATAATTTAGATGGTGGTATAGAGTGTATTGATTATATAAAGCAAGTATTAGGTGAAGATGGTTTCATAGCATACTGTCATGGTAATATGATAAAGTATCAACACCGACATAGATATAAGACTAACCCTGTAGAAGATATGGAGAAGGCACAATGGTATCTAAACAAAATGCTAGACGCAATGAAGGCAAAAAGAAAGTAAACCCCTTCAATGAAGGTCAGGTTGCTTTTAAAAAAGGTGAGTTGGGTAATCCCTACCCGACCAATACTAATAACAATAGAAGTTGGGAGTTTGGTTTTAATACAGCCTACTTTACCAACCTAAAAAAAGTAAAAGAGCATGAGCAAAAAATTAGCAGAAGAAGCGAGAAAGTTTACACAGACTAAGAGAAGCCCAAAAACAATGAAGCCCCTCACTGCGAGAAGATACCTAGCAGGTCAAGCACTTGCTGGGTTACTCGTTCACAGTAGAGGGGCATCTCAAATGTATGATATAAAGAAAGCAGCTTACGATTGGGCTGACTTTATGTTAGAAGATGATTAGTCTCCTACCTGAAGCGGTTCACCTATACCTCCAGCTTCTTCTTCTTCTATCACGTCCAGAATATATAATCGTCTGTTTATCTCATCCTCAATATCTGTAGCTCTAGATAGATACTCTTTAGCAGTTTCAGCACCGTCAAACTTATCAGGGTTTCTATCTATGACATTATCAACTTTACCAAATTTTGCTGTTATCAATTCATATTGATTTCTTATATATCCTATAGTTCTCTTTTTTAATTTAGGATCTAATAGAGCATCTTCAAAGGCTGCTTTTACAGCCTCTTCCTCTTTTTTAATTTGCCCTTTAATATAAGCATCAAGAAATTTAGCTTTATAAGATTCTATATCTTTAGGGTCTATAGGCAGTGCATCTAGTTCATCGTAGGTAAGGTCTGCATAAGGATTGTTTTTACCACCTAGTGGTATACCTTTTCTCCACACTTCAAATAAAGCAGGTAGTTTCTGAGATAAATTGTATTGTACTTGGTAAGCTAGACTACTGTTACGAACACTTTTATTTGTGTACAGTTTGTAGTCTTTTAAATTAAGTCGTGTGATCTCTCTTTGTAGACCAGTGCTTGGTGGCTCTTGTGTCATACCGAATTGTTTAGTGATAGGATTATAACTACCTACTGCATTAGGATTAAAAATACTATACAGTTTGTAGTCGTAACCAGTTTTACCAGAGACAGGTGTTCTAGATTGGTTGTAACTAAACATATTAGAATCGAGTAGAAATCTAGTAGCTTGGTTCTTTAACATCTCACTATTAATAATATCTGAGATAAAATTTCTTTCCCCAAATATATCTGTTTGATCTGCTTCTCCAGGAAGCATTGGTCTTGTGTAAGGATTACCTGCTGAGTCAAAGTTTATCTGTGCGTAGACATCTCTTGCAATAGTTGCAGGGTAAGTAAACGTAGCCATGATACTACCTAATTCTTTTTCAAGACCTTCTGTAGCCTCTCCACGTTCTACTGACTTAACCAACTCTCTTATAAGAGGAAACTCTAAATTAAAAGATCCTGTTCCTATATCTGGAACACCACCCATTATCTCTCTTATATTTTCACTTGTTGTTGTAGGGTTAATAGGTTTATCAGTAGCATGTCTATAGATTAAATCACCTAATAAAAGGTTAGCTGCCCAAGGACCAGCAACCCTAGCCATGTCTAATTCACCTCTACCACCTTCAAGTTCTAGTTTATCAAAATCTATTTCACCTTGTTTAGCTGCTGCTGCATAGATACCACCCAATAATAGACCTACACCTGTCATCTGTCTTGCAAGTCTATCTCTACCTGTCTTTATTCCATCACTCCAAGCACTACCCAAACTACGTTTAGTTAATTCATCTATTTTATCTAGACCACCAGTAACCATACCGATAGGAGTATAATCATTTATGTATTCTAAATGGTTTGCTATGTATCTTGGGAACGGTATATCCGCACCTGCAGAAATTAAGAATGGGTATTTCCTATGTAGTTGTTGCATTGCAGAAGCACCACGACCAAAGAGGGATACATCTTTTTTATAGTCTCTTTGAAAAGTAAATCTTTTTGCATCGTCTATTGCTTTGTCTAATACTTTTTCTGGTAAATCTCTAACAGAGTTACCATTTAAAATAAATTCAGAAAAATTTCTACCTATTGGTCTTGTTTCTACTACTTGACCCTGTTCATTTCTAACCAAAACAGCAGGTACATTTACTTCTCTTAATTGCCTATCTATAGAAGCATATAAATAGGATTGCTTAAATACTGCATCTGTCATAATGTTAGCTTTATTTACTAATCTACCAGCACGAGCCATCATACTTTGACTATTCATATGATTCAATGCACGAGTATTTTCATAGAATAAATCTCTATATTTAAACGGTGCATCTTCCATTAACATATCTTTAAGAACCATTGCTTCTTCACGGTTCATAGTTAATCCACGTAAATTAGATAATGTACCAGTTACCCAACGTCTATCTACAGTACCATCGGGCATTTTGTTACCGACTGTACTGCGTAGCACGTTTTTCCAAAACTGATCTGATATATCAATAAAAGTATTGAAACCTTGTGTTGTTACGTTAGCAATAGTTGTACCTACTTGAGAGGTCATAAATGCAATTCTTAATGCGTCTGTATCTTGCGCTAACCTTAAAGCATTTTGAGGAATACTAGGTGCATTTTTATTTTTATTTTTAAAACCTTGTTCTCTACCACCAACAGCTTCAAAAATATCTGCAACTTCTCTATCAGCTAAACTAGATATACCATGATTAGCTAGTACATCTATATTACTAAATACTCTTTTTACTTGGCTTGCTTCCCCAAGAAGTTTACCTGCTTTAGATAGCTCTGCTAAAAATATATAAGAAAACTCTTCTGCAGATAAATTATACTTTTCTCTTATTGCATTTGCTTCTTTTGAAGTTATTGTAGGTTCTACATCTCCTCTTAATTGGTCTGCTATTGCTGAAGTTATTCTCTGTCCTTTACCAACTTTTAGTTTACCTTTCATTTCAATAGCAGCAGCCATAATACTTTTAATAGTATCTGTATCTAAACCTGAATCAAGAATCTTGTTACGTTTGGTACTTAAAACTTCTCTCTTTAAATCTTGACCCATCTTTACCATCTCTGGATCAAGAGGGTCTAATTTTTGTTTTAATTTTTTTGCTCTAACAACATTAACTACATCAACAACATCTTCTAAAGTACTGTCTATCACTGATGGTTTAGCATTTGTAATAGTTGCTACTGCTTCTTGTTTTGCTTTAGCTTTTGCTTTACTACCAGCTTTAAGATTTCTCATGGTAATATCTATAGCGTTATTTACTTTCTTAGCATCTAATGCTCCGAAAGCTCCACCCATAACTCCACCAAAAGCTCCTGATACAAGGCCATCCATTATTACATCACCCTTTGTATAGGTGTAATCATCTATTGTTCCTGCCCTTGCTTCATTAGATGCATACGACATACCACCACCAAGAGATCCTTCTATAGCTATTGCAGCACCTGCACCTTTAGCTGCACCTGCACCAAGAGTCTTCTTAAACTTTTCTTTTACTGCAGCTTCTTTTACACCTTCAGATAACATCTTAGACATATGTGCTCTGATAGACATCTGTGTAGCTTTAGAAGCACCTCTAGCTGCTATCTTAGAAAAGATACCAGTTCCTAGTGTACCTACAGTAAGGAGTGTAGAAGGCGAGGAAACAAAGGCTTTAAGGTAATCTCCTGCACCTTCTAGTTTACTTCCTATAGATCCATCTCCACCACCTGCACTCATGTCGTAGGCTTGCATTAATCTACCGAAAGCTTTCTTACCTTCTTTTACTCTTCTATCTCTACCCACTGCTTCAGGAATTTTTTCATTCGTTTCATAGTCTCTTTGAACGTAAAGCAAATCTTTTACTGCTGTTGTTTCATTCGTAGATTGATATCTCATATGTTCTGCAAAATCATTTGCAAGACCTTCAACACCTTTTTCTTCTATTTCTTTTTGAGAATAGTTATATCGACCACCAGTAAAAAACTTTTTAAGGTCTTCACCAAAAGTTTCATCATCAATTAAATCTGTAAAATAACTATCTTCTGCTCTATTTATATAGTCAGCCATTTATTGTGTGCCTATTCTGTTGGTACTTGTAATTCTTCTGGAAGTCCTGGTTCAAAATTTGGATCTGGTTCTTCAGTTTGTTCTTCAGTTTGTTGTTCAGGTGATGGAGAAGTGTGACCATGTCCTGGAGCATCACCATCATGTCCACCATGTGGTGGTGTACCATCAGAATGTGTATGAGTTGTTACTTCTGGCACATTCAATTTTTGTTTCCACAACTCTGTAGCATTAGCTTGATCACTTTTTATACTGTCCATAAAAATTTCATCAAAGTATAAATCAAAATGTTCAGGGTCTTCTTCATAAGAAGAATCCTCTTTTACAAGATTTGAATAGTCTTGAACAATATTAGAAGCCATACGAATAAGCTCTTCTTCTTCTTGTCCAATCTGTGGAAGAACAAATTTCTCTACTATACTATCTGTTACCTTTAATAGTATTTCATTTGCTTTAGCACTATTAAAACTGTAAGATTCTAATCCAGTATTTCCGTCAGGTCTAACGATTGTAGCTTTTAACATTGGTGCAATTCTTTCTGCTATATTATTTCTTACACGAATAGCAGTGGTGTCTTTTGTTTTAGCACCTTTTAATTGGTTATAATTTATTCTAGATGGTTTTAAAGTTTCAGATTCCTGTGTAGGTAACAAATCTATTAATGCTTCATCTAACTCTCCTTTGTCAGTAGCATGAATAGCAGCTAACAATCCCTCTAGTCTTTCATCATCAGTTATCATATTTGTATCTAGACCTGCTTGAACAGCTTTAGCTAATATCTCATCATAGTCTGGATCTTTAGGATCTAATTTATTTTCAATCATCCCTGTTAATTCTTCTATATATTTACCAGATACATCCATCTTAGAAAGTTTCTCAAGCTCAAACTCTAGCTGTCCTGTTTTTTCTAATGCTAATGCAGATCTACGACTAAACTTATACATCAGTTGTGCTTGTGCAACTCTAGATTTCCTTTCTTCTTGTCCTGCTTTCTTCTTATCTAATCTAGCTATAAGTTCTGGTATAACAAGTGACTTTGTTTTTTCCAGTTGTTCCATTAAGAACTCTTCTCTTTTTATTTTTTGTGCTTCTTTTTCTTCTAAGAAAGCATTTGCACCTGCCCAAAAACCTAAACTCATATTACGTACCTCTTGCCATTAAACCTTTGGGAGCTTCTTCTACTATATCCTCTTCCATAGGTTTTTCTGTTTCTAATTCTTTTAGTTCTAAATTACCAAACTCTTCAACAAGAACTTCTCTTGGAGTTTCATCTTTCTTTAAAGCCTGAAGTTCTTTATCAATATCAAGTAAAGTTCTATCTATTTCTTCAGGTAAATCTTGTTCAGTCATTGAGTATGCTACACCTACAGCATCTAAAACTTTAGCTAGAAAATCCATCAGTGGTTTTTTAATTGCTAAACTAACATCAATAGTATGTATACCTTCTAGAACAGATGCTCTTAAATAAGCTTCGACAATACTTTCAATATCAAAACCAAAGTCTATTGCATCAACAACTGCTTCTAACACATCGACATCATTAAAGAAATTTAGATGCCCCATCAATGCTTGTTCAGCACTAGCAATTTCTGGTGGTTGTTCGTAAGGTGCATTTCCTGGCTCTCTAGTTAAAGACTGCCCAGGAATTGGTGCTGTAAAGTCGAAAGCTTCTTCTCTCATCTGTCTTTCCTTCTCTCAACTAGTGACTTATTTTTCTTTTGTGCTTGAGATAACTTAACTAGTTCTGCTTCCATAATTCTACGGTTTTTATTTACACCATCATTATCATCAGCTAATTCTAAAATAGCATTTGCTATTGCATTATTATCTCCAGACTTTAACGCACCTCTTATTCTTTCAGGAACTCTACCGTAGTTATAAGTAATAGATACTGTTGCTGCTTTAGCATGATCAGATAAACCATCCCAAGAGTCACCAAGACTGTTCTTAATAATAGGTACAAAATCTTCTGTTATTCTTTTTCTAAGTGATTTAAGAGCTTGTTCCTTACTTACGACAGTATTCTGAGTGACCTCAATAGGCTTACCACTTTCATCATATAAAGTGTCAGTACCGTAACCTACTCTGTAATGATCTACATCCCAATATGCTTCACCTTTAAATCCTTCAAACTTAATTAAACTTTTTTCTGCCATCTCTTTCCAAGTAGAAGATTTATTTATTTCTGCTGCACCAACACCTTCTGCCCTAGTTTTAGGTCTTAATGATTCTCCTTCTTTTAATATTTTCTTTAAAGAGATATCACCAAAATCAAACTCAGAAATTTTATCAGTAAAATAACTAACAGGTTGATCAAGTTCATCTAACATGTCTTGAGTTTTAGATGCTCTAGACATGATACTACCAGAACTTTTTTGTACTTTAGATTTTGTATCTTTTATCCTAGAAGAAAAGCTACCTACTCTTGATTCCATCATAATTTATTCTTTCTTTCTTTAGTCTCCAAAAGGCCAAAACAATCTTAAAAGAGTTTGTGTTTTAGCTTTGTTATCTGCATATTCTATTGTTTCTCTTGCTGATTGGAGATCTTTATCTGCTAACAACAAACTTAAAATTCTATCCATCCTACCTTCTTCACCTCTAAAAGCCATATCCATTAAGTCTCTTTCTCTTTGCCAAACTTCATCTAAAGATTTTTCTGTCAGTCCATTTACATCTTTGGCAAATTGTCTGTTATTTTCGTTCTCTTCTGCAGTATTTAAAGTAGCAACATTCTGTCTCCACTGAGCATTTGCTTGTGCAATAACTAATCTGTTAGTAGCATTAAATTGTTTTCTCTGCTCTCTCAGTCCTTCGTTATATTGTTTAGATGCATTTTCTTGACCTGCATTAAATTGCTCTGTAGCATTTAAAGAATTAGCATTAAATATGCTTGCTTGTTGTTTCATATTTTCCATAAACTGATCTGTTTGCATTTGACTAGTAGCATTAAATTGTCTAGCTGCATTCTCTGCTGCTTGATCAGTAAATATAGATTGTACAATAGACTGTGTTTTAAACATGTTAGCTTGTTGTCTATTGTTTAGGTTAGCCATATCCATGTTTAAAAATGCTTGTGCATTTTGTACAGCAGCCTGTTGCTCATTCGACAAGTTAGCCATTTCTAATTGTGATATAGCAGCAGCTTCTGCCATAACTATAGCTTGCTTATTACTTAGGTTAGCCATATTCATAGAGTTTGCTGCACGACTGTTTTCTAATGCTACTTGTTGTTCTGCACTAAAATTCATATTTGCTATGTCAGAAATACGAGCAGCATTTTGAACTCTTGCTTGAAATGCTTGATCAAACTCTTGCCCTATAAACTGAGCACGTTGTTGTGCTGCTAGTATAGCAGTTTGTTGACGGTTTGACAAGTTCTGCATTTCAAATTGTGCTATTGTTTC